ATAAAACTCCTGCAGGTCTCTACTGCCTTGCACAGCCGAGCCCCAGCGTATCATAAGATAGTTGCTAAACTTTTTCTTTTCTTCGTCAGTGAGCTCGTCGTAGAATCTGCGACTCTTACGATCAAACTGTGCCATTTCATTCTGTATTGATAACTTGTCCACTACCAGGCCCGATTATAATCTATTACTTCACAGTTACGGCTGATGTCTTTGACAAAATACACGCACTCGGGTTTATGACTGTTGCCGATCGGCACACAAAGCAATTGTCCATTTTTGAGCTTGGGTGCATACCACGAAACCTCTTGATATACATCTACAATTTCTATGTCAAGAAAACTGGGTCTAAAACTTGACAAAGGATTGAACTGGAATGCTTTAAATCCTCGATCGTTGATACTGGTCAACGGCAAAACTTCTAGATCTCCAAGGTCTGGTTCTCCGATCAGGATCTGCCAGTCCACCGGCATGCGTACTCGATGTTCACCTATCTGTAACACCAAGGCAGGAGCACTGAAGCTTTCCAAAAAGATCAAGGGTATGTAATGATAATCAGTGTCCTGTGGATTGGAATTATCCAGGATGGCAAAACGCATGTCATCAACTTCTTCTGGAAGATGATCCAATTCAAAAGGTTTGTTATCAAGTGTTAGTATTCTCATTGTGTTATTATAGCAAAGTTTTTATATATTGCAACCAGGAAGATTGGTGAATATGGATACCCCTATTTTCTGTTCATGTCCGCTGGCTGCACAGTGTAATTGAGTGCGGTCAAACACAATTACCGAGCCAGGTTGCCATTCTACCACTTGGTCCACCGTGAGTCCATGCAGATCATCAATGGGTATATGACTGACGTACTGCTGATGTAGGTGTTGGTCAAATGCTTGATTTGGTTTGAAATTAATGATTTGATTGTAGTCGCTGGTGCGTTGATCTGCTGTGCCTGGGCCAGATTTTGATCTCACACTTATTAAATTTTCTAGATCACGGATAAACTTGTCATTTACTTCAAATTCAGTTATGCTTTCAGGATGGTGTTTGACCTGCTCCAGCAAGATCCTTATGTCGTCTACCCAGACAAACTGTCCTTGCTGATTTGGCAAATTGTATCTAAACGGAGAGGCATTGGTACGAGAGAATCTAGTACTGGGTCCGTGCCAATAGTTGTTAAACAGCACAGTTGCGGCATAACCTTGTGTCCACAGTGGAATTAATATATTTTTTTGCAATCGAGAAACGTTGCCATCTGCAGAATCCACATGCAATCTAAAACTGATGCGGCTGTTATAAAACAAAACTGTTTCTACCTGGTAAGAGTCAAGCACACGGTCTAATATGCGTTTGAGTACGGCCTGCGGAAATTTGTCTTGATTCCATCGTGGGCAATTACTTCGCACATCTGGTCTGACATCTGTGGTATGATCGTCGGTGTGCATGTACCTGAGCAGTTCACTCAGGTCATTTTTGTCAACAATATTTTCAAATATTTCAACCATGCTATTTCCACACCAACTTTTCCTGTGTAAACGGATAGTTGGCTTCTTTGTAGAATGTCTTGCGTTTGGTCAAATGACGTTTGGCAAATCTACAGGTGCTAGTCACATCCCAGATCTGTACGTGTTCTTTGTCTTCGGCTTTTCTGATACCTCGTCCAATGCTTTGGATGACCCGCACAAAGCTCTTTCCTGGTTCCACCAACACAAGATTAAAAATCCTAGGTATATTGATACCCACTGCAGCCACTCCATAAGTGGCCACAATGATCTTGCCGTCGGCCACGGCCACTTCGTCGTATTCATCTTGTCTGTCCTTGGCCTTGGTTGCACCACTCACAAACACTGCATCCTCGAGTTGTTCTACCAGGGCCTGGCCAGCTGCAATGCGATCTACTAGCACAAGAGTGTTGCCAGTGGCATTGACTTGCCGCACCAAATCAGCAATGGTCTTGAGTCTGTCGGGCTCTTCCAGCAGATATTTTAGCTCACTTTGGTAGTTGGTAAACTCAGCATGATCTTCCAACTGCACAATGTTCACATGACACTGTGCCAACACGCCTTGACTTTGCAGTTCGCTGGCACTGAGTTTGCTGATCACAGGACCCAGGCTTACCAACAGGCTCACACTCTCAAACTTTTCTTTAGGTATGGTTCCTGTGAGTCCCCAGCGTATGGGAATACGACTCATCACACCGGTGAGCAAGGTCTTTAAGGCGTCGGCTTTGGCCATATGCACCTCATCTACTATCACGCACACCACACCCTCTAAGAACTCACCAATGGTTATTTCTGCTAGGTCGTTTTTGGTATTCTTTAATAGAACGTTTAGACTTTGCCATGTACATATGGTATGTTGGCGACCAAACTCTTTGCGGTCACCAAAGAACACACCTACATCCAGACCCATGTTGATGTAGTCTTTTTCTGTTTGTGTGACCAAGCTCTTGTTGGGCACGATGACAATGCTTCGTCCATAAGGGGTAACAGCATCGCTTAAGGCCGCAGTCATTACTGTTTTGCCTGCACCCGTGGCTACCTCTTGCAGGCACTGTGGATTGGCCAGGAAGTTGTTGATAATCTCTACTTGATAATCACGAAGCTTCATGGGTTCACCTGCGGCAGGATGTCCTTTGGGCCAGGCTATATGGCTGTAGCTGTCTTCTATGACTTGCTGAAACTCAAACGTGGTCAAGTAATCTCTTTGATCATCTAAGTCAATGTCGTAGTTGAACTTTTCTAAGATGGGTATGATTTCAGGCAGGAGATTTACATAAGTTGATCCGCCCAGTTGGAAATAGCTGACTTTGCCATCCCACCGACCCAGTCTCACTGCAGGCAAGTAACGAGCATAAGGCACATCATACTTGAATGCATTAACTAAACTGCGACGTGCATCCAGTTCAAGACCTTCGATCTTGATATTGACTTCATCGCGTATGATTATGGTAGCTGTTTTCATATGTTGATTGAATCAACCCACTGTACAAATTCTGTGGGATAGATTTCCTTGTAGCTTTTTTTAGCACTAGTATCATAGTACATGATAAACTTCTTAAAGTCAATTTGTAATTTGGTCACATCCAGTTTGACCAACTGTTCTGGGTCTTGATTAAGGTAAACAATAATTTTTTCCACATAGCTTTGTTCGCGCTCGGACAACCATTGATTATTTTTGCCAAACCATGCAGTAATATGATCTGCCAAACTATGTCTGAGGTCGATTGGCAAAACTGTGACTGATTGAAACTCTGGAAAGCGAACCAGTGTGCTGTAAAACGGATTTATTCTTCCAGGATATCGACGACCTAGCTCAATACTCAAATCAAATTTGTCGGTGAGCCCCCAGATGTTTAAGGCATTGACTGTGCTTTGTAGGTGTAATACGTTCTGTGCTTTATTGCTGCCGCACCAGTGGTCGACATTTGATAAAAATTGATTGTAGTCTAATCCTTGTCGGACATACTCAGCAATGTCACCCACAGCATCAATGCTTGCGGCAACTGCTACGTTATTGAATGGTTTGGTCACTTGTATGAATCGATCAATGATTTTACTGGCCACAGAAAAGTTACTGTTAATGATCAGCACATTTAAGTCTGGTCTCAATGTTTCAAAAAACTGCCAAACATTTTTGCTTAACAATGGTTCGCCACCGCTGATCTTGAGACGTTCAACTTGAGAACCAATTTCGGCCCACCACTTGTTCCAGGCTGTGACATAGTTGTTTTTGGTTGACCCGGGTGCAATATGCACAGTGTTATATAAATTGCGATAATCAGTTTCTAACTGCAATGGCTGGCGATGAATCTTCTCTGCCCAACTGCTGCTTTGCCCACTGTCACAGTACGAACAAGAAAGATTGCAGTAATTATCAAACACCACTTCGATAAACTTGGGCACATGATGTGCATCCACTTGTAGGGTGCTGATATCATCATGCCACATTTGACTTTTGATCACACGATCTGACACCACCTCTGGATCCAGGTCCTCTATGTGCCAACACATGTGGCATTCTTGTGGGCGCTGGCCATCAATCATCTGCTGTTGCACTTGCATCTTGTGTGGCGTGTTGTGTAACACATAAGGATCTTCCAAAAGGTGTTCTGGAATAGCATGCGGTATAGGATGATGGCAACTGTTACTGGTGCCATGATTTAGATAAAGATACAGCTCGGTCCATTTGGCTGGACAAAAAAACTGGCCGCGTGACTGTAATAACGGAAACACTGAATAGTCTTTTCTAGATTTCATCTCAAGTAAATGGCCATTTCTGGAAAGGTTTTGGCAAAATCAAGTCCACGATGTTGATCGTGTGCCGCAGTCAACTGACAAAATTTTTCAAACTGTTCACTGTCATCAGTATCCCGCACAAGATTTGCCCAGGCATGTGAGTTCGGGTGTTGACTGGATATTAACTTGTTGTATATATCTGTCTTGGCCGGAGTAGGCCAAACACTGGGACGCAGATGGTCGGGACGGTGAACTCTGCCCAACCACGGAGTTGGTAACCCCACAGCCAAACACCAGTCAAAAAATTCATCAAGGTAATAGATATTGTAGGCACTCACGGTATGACTGACACTGAGTCTGAGATTGCTGTGCAGCTGTTGCTGTTTGAGATATTGATCAACATGATCAGTCAACGTGTTCCATTGGCCTGGGTATCTAATATATTCATATCTATGGCCTACAGCATCTATGCTGAGTTGAATATCAATTTCTTTGAAGTGTTGCCATAACTGCCACCACCGCTGATCTGGGAATACCGTAGCGTTGGTAGTATAATGTAAAGCAATATCTTTTGCCTTGCCAGAATCTACATAATACTGTAGTAACTGTAATTGTTCACGAATTCCGCTAAGGAATGGCTCGCCACCGGGTATGTCAAGGTGTATCAACTCTGGAGCCAATTCGATAAATTTATCTACAAAATCGCTCCTATAAAACTGTACATGAGGCCAGTCAACATCATATATTTTTTTGTACTCCTCATGCCAACGACTGCTGTTATAAGAATTACATGTTATGCATTTGAGATTACAGGTATTTCCAAAAGCGATACTGGCTGTAATGAATTTTGGTTGCTCAAGATCCTGTTGCTCGTATTCAATTTGCCAACGTTCCCAATCAAGATTGCGTTTGCTGGCAATGCCATTTTGTTCTTCAATACGGCAACGTTCACACCCAGCGGGCCATTGATCATTGTTGAAATCTTCTTTGACTGCGGCCAGCAAAGGACTTTCCAAGTAATCTATTATCGAATCTTGTTGGATGTTGTAGGTGCGGTCGTAATATTGTTTTTGAAATTTACAGCACGGAGTTATCTTTCCTGCCGGATCTACATCAATATTAGTCCAAGGGGCATAACAAAAGGGCATGGTTAGTATTTACTATAACATACATTGACTATCAAAGTCAAAAAAACAGGCACCGAAGTGCCTGTTGAAAGTGGGTAGATTCGACTCTACCCAGGAGCTACCTGTTAATTTACCAATTTGTAAGCCACGCCGGTAAATTTTATATCTTTGCTGTAGACCATTCTGTAAGTCTTGCCATCAACCACGGTGAATGCATCTGCACCATTGTCGTTGTAGTGTATGTCAAAAAAGCCCACTACCTTTTTCAACAAGCTCTGCGTCTGCACGGGCGTTAATTTGCGTTGTTTCATACCTGCTCCTATTAGGAATTCTTCATACAAGTGCTAGTGGCCAGGGCCTTCCAATTGGTCTCAGACACCTTGGTCAAGTCCGCAATCTTGAGTGCCATACGCAGGCTCATCTCACGGAGTCGGTCCTTGTTCTCATCCATGAACTGCAAAATTTCTTCACCCTTTTCTGGAGTAAACTCATAGTCGTTAAACAGTTGTCCTTGGCGGAAGATCTGACGGATACGCAAGAACTTGTCACGCATGGTGTTCAGCGTAAGGTCCAAGAAGTGGCAACGGCTCTGTAATGCCTCCAAGTGATCCTTCATCTTCTTGCTCTGCAAGTTGTCAAACTTCAAGTTGGTGATGAAAATACAGCCACCTTTGAAGTCAAAACAGTCAGGCACACCTTCTCTGCGCAACATGGCACTATCACTGTTCCAGTAGATCCTGCGTTTCTTGCCTGAGTCTAGTGCGGCCTTGAGGATGTTCAAGCTCAAGTCATCTTGGAACACTGAGTCACAGTCGTCAAAAACCAAGACGTTGTTGGGGTCTGAATGTTTGTAAAGAGTGCAATACAAGCCAATCGGAGTCATAGCACCTTTGATCACTTCATACTTGATCTTGCGACCTGAGATGCGTTCAAACAGGCCTGACTTCTCCAACTCATACTCCACACCGTAGCTTTTACCCACACCAGGAGGGCCTACCACGATCATGGCTCTGACATCACCACTAATAGTTGCACGGGTCATTTCTTGCAGGATTTCAAATCTCTGCCCAATACGGTCCATGACTTCTTCGTCGGTTTCAACCGGTGCTTCAACAGCCACAGGTCGATCAACCACAGTACCTGCGGTAAATTCTAGATCTTCAATGGAATTGACTTTGATACGCACCACGTCGGGCACGTCAGGACCAAAGTAGCCATCTGCATTTACTGTCACATAGCCTCCTTTGGCGCCGGTTTGGAAACCCTTGACAAGTGCAAAGGTCACATTATTAACAGGGGTATTGCGATAACTACCAGATTTGACCAAAATAGTCGACATACAAGCTCCTTCTTAATTGTTTTAATAATACTATTATACAGAAATGATCATTTCCGGTCAACCATGCGTTTCAGCGAGTCTTCATAGCGTATCTGTGCCAGGAAAACTGTGTAGATAAGAAAAATGCAAGACGTGATACCCAATCCAATCACAATCATAGGAACCATGTTGGCGGTAACAACGGTGCTTAAAAAGTAAAAAAATGCCGTGGTTGCCAATACTATGGCTATCATACCTGCGGTCATTGCTCCTGCTCTTAAATGTTGATTCATACTTTGTCTTTCTCAAAAAAGTGTTGTCTAAAAACTACATTATGTCACTATTATAGCAAAGAGCGGGTTTTAGGTCAAGTCATAAAAAAACCCTACATGTAGTAGGGTTTTTAGAGTTGGTCAACAATCATACCAGTAATTGCCAATAAGCAGTATCAGTGATTGGAATACCAATTGGAACCGCCTGTAGAGATCTATATTTTAAACCAGCGTTGGTCACATAAACACCAACTCCCCAAGTCTTGGTGTCGTTCCATGTGGCATACGTGATAGCAGCCGATAATATATTAACTGTTGCCGCAAAAACTCCACCAGCCGGAATTGTCCAATACCATTGACCAGGCAAATCATTTTGTGGAGGCCCTTCTAAAGCAATCCCGTTGAGTGTTTCACCTGTTAAAGGATCGTAGTAAGTGATTCCATCTATTGTTACACTGTAAGGAGATGTAAAATTGCTCGGATCATATTCATTGTTTCCCAAGGTATCTGTTAGCAACAATGTTCCACCGCTGACAGTTATTTCCATGGCTTGTGTACCCTGGAAAGTATATTCCTTTTCCCAGGTAAACAGATTTACACCAATGTTTACACCAGTATCTGGCATTACCGGAAGAGGTTGGTCAACTGTGTTTACTGTGCCGCTGAACACAATATTACCATCAATTTTGGCAACTATGGTGACAGGATCGTTTCCGTAGCCCTGTCCTTTTTGTATAAATGTACGCATTTTTGAAATCTCCGTCTACGTGTATTTAGTCCGATTACACATTCCAAAATTCATTAACCACAGAATCCTGTAACTCTCCTGGTTTAGGGTTTCCATGGAAAATTAACACGCTGGTACGCTGATCAATTGCTGTTCCTGTGCCTGGATTTTGATAACATTTGCGCCTAAAATTGAACCCACCATCCAGGCACTGCCAACGCCAGCTTTTAACACGTACGGTGTCAAAAAATCTACGATCTGCCGACCCAATTGCATCGTTGATATAGTCTTGATCCCCGTGATATTTAATCAAGATTTTTTTAAGATCTTGCCGTTTAAATGCTTGCCATACGCCATCAAATTTTTGAGTATTCCACCACATAATACTGCTGTTTACTTTGTAATCAGATTCGCGCCAAAGATATTTAAAATCACGCACGGCCCAAAAATAATTCAACGGTTGTTGGCATATCCAATCAATATTGTCTACAATCACGGTGTCTAAATCAAAATACAACAAAGGACCAGCATGGTGTTCAACATTAAACAACTGCATTTTATACCACCAGGCCCGACGAGGGCCTGCGATACCAAAATCTTCAAGTTCATGTTTGATCATTGTAGCAGGAACCGGCCTGTCTTTTTCAGTGTACACATGCAGACGTATGTCGTATGAGAGGTGTTTTTTTAACATCGCAAACAGACGTTCTACATATACCCATGGATAAGCATCTCCGTGAATTACACAGGCACAATCTATAGGAGTGATAATCGTTGTATCCATGTTCCGTTTTTGATGTCTTGGACTTTATATTGGGTATGGCAGATTTCTACCAACCACTGATCTCTGTCCACAGTGTAAGGTCGTTCTACATCTTCTAGTGCAATGCTGACCGGATAAGCCAAACTGGAACTATCTACAATGGGTTTAGTACCGGCCAAGGCGGCCTGTATGCCAGGACCTGAGTTGTAGTTGACCATGGCATGGCAATCAAAGGCCAGGTTGTAGCTGTCATAGGTGTTGGCTATTTTTACAGGTTGTTCTATCTCAACATCCCGAGGTAAATGCACAAGTCCTGCACAGTTTAGAGGACTACGAGGGTGCGGTCTGACCACTATGGGTCTGTCGGTGACTGCTCGCAATCGCTCAACCTGTTGAACGACCCAACTTTCCATGCTGGACAAGCCTGCCACTTGTAGGCTGCGAGCATGTTGTGCGGCTATGACAATCCTGGGATTGCGACTCACATTGATGGCCAGACTGATGCCCAGTTTTCTAGGGCGGTCCCAATCCAGATTTTCTGTGTGTCCGTAGTAACCGTTGGCAGTGATTGAGTTTAGGGCTATCTTCCAGGTTTCGCCACGATACAAGACGCCCACATCTACACATATCACAGGTTTGTCGGCCTCTCGATAATGGCTCCATACAGCCTGATTGGCAGCCATACGACCTGACCAAAGCACACTCCATATAATCACCGCATCGCAATCATAGCTGTTTTCTTTAGTACGGACTCCAGCTTGGTGCAAACTGTCAAGCAAGGCCTGCATGACTGGTCTACTGTTTTGGGCGCATTGAGAAGGAAAGTAGGCTACTGATCTGATCACTAAATATCCGTGTGAAATATACTGTAATTACCACATTTAATTCTCAAGGTTACAAACAATACGGTCAGCGCATGATCCAAACTTTTTTGGAGCATTGGCCAAAAGAAGTTGATCTTGTTGTGTATGCAGAAAATTGTACGGTACTTGAATCATCTGAAAATTTGCATGTGTTGG